AATCAGAACTAATAACAAAGATTGAACACGCCAGAGAAGTCTTACGTGCTCAAAAAGAAAAGTATTATTCTACTCACTTCTATGAGTTTAATAGAGACGTTTTGGGGTGGCCAGACCTATATGAACCTCTACATAAGAGAGTGTGTGATTTTGTACAGGATAATGTAGACAAAAAGAAACTTTTAATACTTCTACCCAGAGGCTCTCTTAAGTCTTCAATCATTACAATCGGGTATACTCTATGGAGAATATGTAAGAATCCTAATGAACGTGTTTTAATAGCAAATGCCACTTATCCTATGGCAGTATCATTTTTGAAACAGATTAAAGACCATTTAAGCAAGAACGAGGTCTTAAAAGATATATATGGAGACCTGACTAAGGATGCCGAGGGGTGGAGAGAGAATTTAATTACTTTATCTGGAACTATGGATGGTTCTGGGTACAGAGGAAAGGAACCTACTGTTTCAGCCTACGGAATGGAATCAAACCTTGTTGGTTCTCACTTTACCTTTGGAATATTAGATGATATGGTTAATAGGGATAATATAAACACAAGGGAACAATTAGATAAGCCTATTAACTTTTTTAAAGACGCACTGGACTTAATAGACCCTATAAATGGTAGAAAACAGGTCATTGTTATCGGAACTACGTGGCATCAATCAGATTTGTACTCGTGGATTGAAGATGAGGAGTCTGGTGTTGGTCAGGACTTTGCGATTCTAAAACTCCCCGCTTATGAAGGTGAGTGGGGAAAGGGAAAACTCTTATTTCCTACTCGTTTGGGTTGGGAACAGCTAGAGGAGTTAAAAAGGTCTCAGGGTTCTTCTCACTTTGCCGCACAGTATCTTTTAAACCCAGTTCCAAGAGAGGATGCTTTGTTTAAGTTTGATTTTAAGTATTATGAAGACACAGACCTTACAGGATTGGACTTAAACAAATTTATTGCCGTAGACCCCGCCCTTTCAGACAAGAAGAGTGCTGACTATTCTGCTATGGTTTGTGTTGGGGTAGATAAGAATAACTCCTGGTATATCCTTGATATATGGAGAGATAAAGTCAACCCAAGCCGTTTAATAGACCAAATATTTTATTGGGATGAGAAGTGGAAACCAGTTACAATAGGTATGGAGACTGTGGCTTTTCAAAAGATTCTTCAATTTTCTATAAATGATGAGATGAGAAAGAGAAACAGGTTTATCCCCATTAAAGAGTTGACTCACCACGATAAATCTAAGGATGAAAGAATCAGAGGACTTGAACCTAGATACGAAACAGGGACAGTATTTCACAAAAAGGAACTTCCAGAGAATTCTACTTTAGAAGACGAATTGAGGAGATTTCCTAGAGGTAAGAATGACGATGTTATAGACGCATTGGCTTCTATACTAGAGATTTCCTACCCTCCAAGAAAGAGAATGGAAAGAAGGAGGTTCTCTCACTCTGATTATCCAGCATAGAATAAGTTATACTAAATAACAGATATGATACAATTCAAAGATAAAAAAGATGCAACAATAAACTCAATATATAAACCGTCAGATGAAATACAGGCGGTAAGAAGAAACGTATATGAAAGATTTCACTTAATGAAAGCAGGGCGTGTCGATAGGTATGGTAACGACCTAGAAGCCAAGTGGAGAAAGTGGGAAAAACAATATGAAGCATGGAGACCAGATAGAAGTGCCGATGATTGGCAATCAACCATAGTCCCGCCCTTCACCACGACTATCGTGGAAAAAGCATTAGCTGAAATGATAGACCAGACAGTTCAGCCCACTATCGTTGCAAGAGGTATTGAGGATATTCCTAAGGCCAAGTTAATGAACTATATCAAGGATTACACTTGGGAGATTGGTGATGGAGATTTAGAGGCTTATGCGGCAATTAAACAGGCATTGATTTTAGGTAAAACTGTGTGGCAGGAAGATTATTGGCAAGATAAAAGGATAGTTAAGTTTTTAAAGAAATTCGATATGGATAAGAATGAAGAAGAGTATGTCAAAAAGGAGATGACTGACTTTGATGACGTTTATGGAGAAGCAGTAAGTTTGTATGATTTTTATATTGATCCTTTAGCACAGACAATTAACAGAGGAAGATTTAAGGCACAGGATTGTATCAGAAGATATGTAATGGATTACAATGCCTTCATTGATGCTTATAAGGGTTCTATCTTTGATCAATTCGGTGCGGTTCAATATGTAAGACCAGGTGCAAGTTCAGACTACTATCAATATTATAAACCAGCATCAGGTATGTTAGCCGATCAGGTAGAAGTCCTATTTTATTGGGGTAGAAATCCAGACAAGTTAGTTATAGTCGCTAATGATGTTGTGATAAGAGATGGTCCTAATCCTTATATGCACAAACAGCTTCCTTTTGCTGAAGGCTCGGATGTTAAAAGAATTGTTGGTTCAGGATTTTATGCAATAGGTGAGCCAGAGCTTTTAGAGTCTATCCAGGATGAATTAACGACATTAAGAAGAATGAGAATAGATAGACAGCACCTGGATATATTCAAGACGTTTTTTGTATCTAATAAAGAAACCATAGATGAGGATGAGGCTATAATAGCTCCTTCTCGATTCGTTTACGTCGATGATCCGAATTCAATAAGACCTTTAGAATATAGAGATATTAACCCATCAGCATATCACGAGGAGGAGCTTTTAAAGCAGGATGGTAGAGATGTTACTGGCATACTATCTCCACAACCTACATCTACCGCTACAGATGCGGCTATACAAAAAGAATCAACTATGAGGGCCTTGAGAATGAAGATTTGGCTTTTATCCAGAGAACTTTTCACTGGGATAATAAGACTTAGGGCCTCTAATATAGTACAATTTTATAAAACACCAAAGGTAGAGAATATAGTTGGGGAGGGTAAGATAGATAGATTTAGAAGTATATCTACTCCAAATGTTCAACTAGAAACAGCAAGAGATGGCTCTTTAGTAGAAAAGAAAGAAAGAGGGGAACACTTCTTTGAAATAAAACCAGAATTCATTATTCCTTATTACGGAAGTTACGATCTAAGAATGAGTGCAGAGCCTACATTACCAGTATCCAAGCCTTTGTTACAGCAGAAGGTAAACGAACTTTCCAACAATCCTATAATAATGGCTGCTATAGAACAAGGTCATATAGACCCAGGTAAGATGGCAGATAAGATATTAGAGGTAAATGACTTTGATCCAGACGAATTGAAAGCAGAAGTACCGCAACAGGGTGGACAACAGGGTATGGTTGATGAGCAGCAACTTTTAGAGTTAGCAAACAGAGAAAATGAAATAATGTTAGAGGGGAAGAAACTAGGCCCGACACCATACGCAAGTAGGGGACACACAAACATACACTTAGCGTTTATAAATTCTGAGCCAGTAAAGAATTTACCCAGAGCCAAGTTTGATGATTTCATCAATAACATCTCTGCTCACGTTCTTGGGGAATCTACAGCTCAAGAACTAAGGGAACAAGGTGGTTCTAGAGCAGGCATGCCTCAACCTCCGACAAGTGTTGGCCAGGGTGTGGAGGGTAGCGAAGCCAAAGCAACTAATCCAGCTCTAATGATAGGTGCTGAGGGCGTTCCTAATATGCAATGACTAAGAAAAAAGTAAAGGACGAACTACAAAGAGTTGATATTCCTTACAAGATTAAAATGTCTTTAACTGAGGCAGAGGCTTTGTCTAGACTTAAAGATTCCCCAGAGTGGGAAATATACAAAAGAGTTTCAAGTAGATATATAGAGAACTTGATGAAGTCTTGTTTTAATATAAACCCGTCTAGTCAGTCGTTAAGCGTTAAACACGCAGATTATGCAGCACAAGCTTTTGGTATAAAGTATATGGCTAGACTCGTTGATAACATAAAAGTAGAGTTGTTTGAAAAGGAGAAAAATGCCAGTAATAACCCCTGAGTTTTGGGAAAATATTAGAAATAAAATGAGGGAGTTAGACGTAAGTGGTAACGCTAAGGTTGTAGGAGATTATCTTAGTCAGAATGTAAAAAGAGTTGCAGAGGATGTTATTCCAAAGCCAACTAAATTGTCAGGAGATGTTCCTCAAGGTACTTTTGGTAACACACCAGAAGCAAAACCAGAAAGAAAGATAATTTGGGAATATCAGGACAAGGAGCCGTTCCCTACCCAATATAGGGATTATTTAACAGAAAGTGCTAATCAATATGATATAGACCCCAATATATTGGCTTCTTTGATTGCATCTGAGTCTGGTGGTGCTGGGTACCAACCAGACCTATCGGGAACGTCTGGTGAGGTTGGGATAGCACAGATTATACCCAAATTTTATTATGAGGGAGCTGGTTTCTCAAGTCCAGAAGAATATGCGGAAGCCTTAAAGGATCCAGCGTTTGCAATAGAACAAGCAGCAATTATTTTGAAAGATTTACTTAGCGAATACGAAGGTAACTATTATGATGCACTAGCTTCTTATAATGGCGGCGCAACTGGATACCAAACTACAGGAGTAGGTTCGGACTATGCTAGAGATGTTTTAAGAAGGATTGGTATGCTTGACCAATATCAACCTAGTTACGGAGAATTTTAGTTGTAGTATAATATATATGCCATTTAAAAAATCAGGAAAAAAATATAAAAGCCCAAGTGGTAAACTATACACCAAGAAACAAGTAAGAGCGTATCATGCCACCAAGGGCTGGTCTAGACCAGTTAGAAAATCAAAAAGAGGTAGATAATATTTATTTCGGGGCGTGTCACACAGACATCCGAAGGAGGTGAAATTTAAATGAATGAAGAAAAAGTTAATACCATTGCAGAACAACCTGCAAAGGAATCCCCAAAAGAAGACCCAAGAGATAAAAGAATCCAAGAACTTGAAGCAGAGCTTGGAAGAATGGGAAACGAACTTGGAGCTCAAAAAGAGTTTATCGACCAAGCCAACATCGTTATTAACACTGTCGCATATAACCCAGAACTCAGAGCCAAATTCCAAGAAACCTATCAAAAGGCTTACGGAATACCAGCCGAGCAACCGACAGAAAAAGAAGTGTCGTCAAAAGATACTGGAGAGCCTCACAAAGAGGATGAAAGACTTAGTAGAGATGTAGCAGATATTAAAGCTAGTACTAGAGAAGAAAAAGTTGCTGAGTTCGAGAGAAAGTTTGGTATAGCAAACTTACCAAAAGACCAGCAAAAGAAGATTAGGTCAGAGATAGGGGCATATTTATCTGATTTTGGTCAGGATATAAATACTGTTCCTTTGACTAAACTTCCTACTCTATTGGAAAGGACATATATGTCTATAAAAGCCAAAGAATTAAAAGAAGAGGGTCGTTTAGAGGGTTTTGCAGAAGCAAGAGAAAATGCTTATGGAACTATGGGGACAATGCCCTCTGGAACCATTACTCCAAGCTCAGAAGGACTTTCTCCTAAACAAGCGGAAGTAGCTAAGAAGTTAGGAGTAGATCCAGAGAAAGTTGCCGAGAGTTGGAAAAAAGCTAAGGAAGAAGGGGAAATTTAAACATTTAACGACATCTTGTTTTTGCTACAGGTACGCCTTAGAAATAGGGCGTACTTGTTTTTGTTGATTTGACGATTTGACAAATACAGTTATAGTAATTGCAGTAATTATTTTCTACTAGGAGGCTATTATGGCAGGATTTCAGTACAGGAAATCCCTTATTACTAAAGACGAGCCTACATTAGTATATTTCATAATCGATAATTCAGACACTATTACAATAGGTGATGCAATAATGATAAACAGCGATGGACACGCAGTTGTTGCTACAGCGGTTAAGAAAATCGCTGGTATTGCCGCACAAGTTGTTGATAAGAACGGTATTGCGATTGAACCAGATTCTGGTACAACCGATACTTTCACAGTTGAATCCGATAACGAAACAGATAAGATGTACAAGGTCGGTATAATAATGTCACCTTTTGCGTTGTTCTCGAACGACTCATCTGGTACATTAGCAACCACAAACCTGTTACAATTCTTTGACTTGACGGATGAAGATACTATTAACCAGTCGTCAGCTAGTGATACTAGTGGCCAATTCCAGTTGATTGGGCTGGATCCAGATAATGACGGAGACGTTTCTAAAGGACTCTTTAGAATCGCCGAGTCAATGCTAGATCCATATGCTCAGCAACAATAAGTAGAGTCTAGGGAGGTTTTATGGCAGCTATTAGAGGAAACTTTAAAGACGAGCTTGATCCCGCAATACGTCAAATCTTTCTTGATAGATACAACGAAGAGCCTCAGGTAATGCCTGAAGTTTTCAATGTAGTTTCTTCAAGCAGAGATTCTGAGACTGACTCTGCGACAACTGGGTTTGGTATGTTAATTGAGACATCTGAATTAGGTGCTCTCGATTACGAAGACCCTGTAAAGATGTACAGGACAGTCTACAGTCACAAGAAGTATACAAAGGGATTCAAAGTTTCGAGAGAATTGATGGAAGACGACCAACACAATATAATCGCAAGACTTCCTAAACTATTAGCTAAATCTGTTGTTAGAACAACCGAGTACTATGCAGCGTCAGTATTGAACAATGCGTTCTCTACTAGCTACACAAGTTACGGAGATGGGAAACCACTCTGCTCAACATCTCATACTAGAGCAGATGGAGGTACCTCACAATCTAACGCATCCTCGACAGGTATAAGTCTAACAGAACAAAACCTTGAGACAGGAAGATTAGCATTAGAGAAAGTTTTGGATGATAAAGGTCAAATCATATCATTCTCAGCCGATAAGCTCATTGTCCCCGTAGACCTTAGAAAGACAGCTCAAATCCTAACTCAATCGACATTGAGACCGGGAACAGCTAACAATGATGTAAACATTTTCGAGGGAGTATTTAAAATAGTTCCTTGGAGATACCTAACATCAGCGACAGCGTGGTTCTTGCAGGATTCTAGCGATCATTTGTTAAACTTTTTCTGGAGGGTTAAACCTGAATTTAAGAGTGACTACAATTTTGACGCTGACGCAGCTCTATACAAAGTGAGAATAAGATTCTCGACTGGTTGGAGTGATTGGAGAGGTTTCTATGGTTCCAAGGGTGATGGTGCCGCTTACAGCGACTAACGTATAAATTTTAATCGGGGGGCTCTCCTTTGAGAGCCCTTCGTTGAAGGAGTAAAAATGGGAGTAACAAAGATTGATTACTTGAATGCAATAGGTGCTTCGGCTCAAATAGGAACATCTATTCCTACAGCTCCGTACATTTACTATGGAACATCTCCAAATGATGTTGACTCAGTAACATGGCGAGGTGGGGAATTGTACTACCATTCTGGACAAAACAGGTTGTATGTCCAGACAGCAACGTCAGGAACTACGCCAGTTTGGAAGAGAATGTCTGACACCTATGCGACTACTACGACCACATCTACTTCGACGTCTACTAGTTCTTCGACTAGTACTTCGACAAGTACTTCGAGCACCACTACACATTGAGGAGGTAACTTATGGCTATACTATCTGAATCAACAATAGTAAAAGAGAATAAAGAGGTAACTATTTATAAGTTGCTCAATGATTCTAGTACCAAAGATACCTCCTCTACAGCAGTGGATGTCTTAGATGCAAGTGCCCTTACCTTATTGGTAGAGACAGGTACAGGTGTTAGTGCAGGGGTTGTTACACTAGAGGCAGCAAGAACTTCAGATTATTCTGGAACTTGGGCTTCATTAACAACAGTAACAACTAACGCAGCTAGTACAACATTTATGGCTACTGTGGATGATGGTGATACCATCGGAAGTGGCGTACCTTATGTAAGAGCCAATATATCTACTGGAATAACAGGCGGTACGATAGATGTGTATTTGATAGTTACCAGATAATATGGTATACTAAGATTGAAATTAAAATTACTGATTAAAACATATGGAAAAACAACTGCTCAGAATATCTGACTTAAACATGGCATCGGCTCTATTATGCGAGGGACTAGACATAATAGGTATAGATGATAGAGACCCCAAAAAATTCTTCTTTTTCTTTGATAGAACACCTGCTTCCGAAGAAATGGTTAAAAAATATTGGAATGGCTTATTAAGAGTTGACCCAAAACTTATGGGTAGTTATAGGCGTGAGATTTTAACTAGGATTAACCAGGATGCACGAATATGATTGTACTTAAAAATATAAATGGAAAAGAAACAATTAGGACTAGGTTTAGGGGGAGAGATGTAATCATAAAGCCAAAGTGTTCGTATATATTAAAGGAAACTGAGGAGGGTTTGGCAGAGGCTAATTATTTAAAGCAAACATACGGTTTTCTATTAGATGTAACTGATTTAGTGAGACCTAAGGAGGTGTCAGATGAAAACAAAAAAACTATTCAACAACTCTAGTGTTGATGTAATTGATTTTAGGATAGAGGAGGCTGAGGAAGGGCCTGATGGAGATATAATTGTAACCAACGATACCAGAGGATATAAGACTACTGGTAGAACTCTTGAATGGAGTATAAAGGCTGGTGAAAAGTTAGAGTTTCCACGTTACGTTGCTGACTACTTAATGTCCGTATTCGGTTTTCTAGAAGAGTATAAAGTTGAGAAAGAACCTGAAATTAAAAAAGAAGCAGAGAAGTCTGAAGAAGAGTCTGCAGATGGTTATAAGTGTAAGTTCTGCGGAAAGGTGTACAACAAGAAGAGGGCTCTTTCTATGCACATGGGAACTACACATGCAGACGAACTCGCTAATCTCTGATTACATGGTAGAACAGCCAAAAGAAGATGAAGTAGGTGTAGCTATACCTAAAGTTTCAGATTATCGTGAGAAGTTTAGAAGTAGAAAATTAACTATAGATGATTTAAGACCTCCGAAGAGGGCTAATCCTGTAGATAAAGAGCCTGTGTATGGTGATGAAGCCCTACTTATAGGTCCTGGTGTAGAGGAGGATTGGTTATGAGGTGCGGAATTTTAACAACTTTTTCTTCGTTTTCTCCAGAGTATAGTCTAACTACTGTTGTACTATCCCAACTGAGAATGTTGCTTAAACATGATTATAAGCCAGTTTTATTTGTTCTTAATATATTTAAAGATGATGATAAAGTTCCAGAAGGTGTTGAGATAAGAAAGATAGTTCCGCAACTTCTTCTTGAACCATACGGACAACACAATCTAGACAGCCTTGATTCCGATGTAGAAAAAGCACGTAAAGCATTTGAGGATAATATGCAAGACATAGATGTAATGTTGTGCCACGATATTATATTCATCAATTCCTATCTTCCATATAATATAGCTTTAAGACAGGCTATAGATACTAAACTTGGAAACGTTAAATGGCTGCACTGGATGCACTCTGGCCCATCATTTGCTACTTTAGATGGTTCTGTGTGGGATAATCTATATACATTACCTAAAAATTCACGTCTAATTTATATGAACTACACAGACCAAATCAGGGCTGCGGAAATGTATCACACACTTCCTTCTAACGTTAGGACTGTCTTTAATCCAATGGACATTAGAGCTTTATATGACTTTCATCCCCTTACTAAAGAACTCTGTGATTACTACGATTTAATGAGCCCAGACGTATTAGTTTCCTACCCACTCTCATCAACAAGAATGGATACTGCTGGTAAACAGTTGAGCAAAACAATAAGAATAGTAGCGGAAATAAAAAAGAGGGGTAAATCTGTAAGGCTTATCGTACCAAATGCTCACGCAAATGGGCAAAGAGAGAAGGATAAGATAGAGGAGATGTATCGATTGGCTCACGAACACGGGCTTGAAAGACGTGAACTCATATTCACTTCTTTATATGATGTTCCCAAGTATGAGGGTGGTGTTCCACACGAAGTGGTCAGGGACTTATTCACACTCTCTAATATATTTATATTCCCCTCTTATTCAGAGAACTGCCCCTTAGTTTTACTTGAGGCTATGGCTGGTGGAAACGTCTTAATATTGAATCAGGACTTCCCAGCATTTAAGGATTTCGGTGGTAAGGACGCACTTTACTTTAGATTTAGTTCAACAGTAGCACCATCACCGAGCTTCCCTAACGGAGAGGATAACTATTACAGGGATGTTGCTATTCTAGCCTTAAATGAGTTAGAACAAAACAAGGCTATTAAGGCACAAACTAGATTAAGGAAAGAATTTAACGAGGATTACATTTGGG